CAGATATGATTTACCTGGGAACAGGACGCGACTCTGGCGAGAAGGACCCTACGGTCCAGGCTCTAGGACTTGGTTCTCAGATTTACGGTGCTCGTGCTGACTTAATTATTGTCGACGACGCTGTGATGGGTACTAACGCCCACGAGTGGGAAAAGCAGATGGAATGGCTTCAGAAGGAAGTTATCACCCGTCTTGGTCGACACGGTAAGTTAATTATTGTTGGTACCAGAGTGGCACCAGTTGACCTCTACAAGATGCTGCGTGACCCAGGGCAGTGGAGCGGTGGAGTATCACCCTTTACCTACTGTGCTATGCCAGCGGTTTTAGAATTTGATGAAGACCCTAAGCAATGGAAAACATTGTGGGCAGAAACTGACCAGCAGGAAAACGACAAAGACGAACAACTGCCCAATGGAAATTATCCAAAGTGGGACGGACAATCTTTATTTAAGCGTCGCTCCCAAGTATCACCTTCAGTGTGGGCTATGGTCTACCAGCAAGAAGATGTTACAGAAGATGCAATTTTTTCTCCCACCTGCGTTGCAGGTTCCGTTAACGGTATGCGAAAGCGTGGACCATTAAAGCCTGGCGTGCCAGGTCACCCACGTATCGTCGAAGGTGCACACACCATCATCGGACTTGACCCTGCTATGGCAGGTGCTACAGGTGCCGTAGTTGCAACCTACAACCGCTCTGACGGTAAAATTTATATATTGGATTGCGTCAATATGACCGAGCCAACTCCACAAAAGATTCAAGACCTCATTGAAGAATGGGTTCAGAAGTATCGCCCTCAAGAACTGCGTATTGAAATTAACGCACACCAGAAGGCGTACGCACTAGATGACAACTTAAGACAGTACTTAGCACAGTACGGATGTCAACTGAACTCACACTTCACTGGCAAGAATAAATGGGACACATCATTTGGTGTAGCGTCAATGGCATCACTCTTTGGCAATACACGAGATGGACGATTCCAAGATAACAACTTGATTGAACTACCAAGTAACGAAGGCTCTGAAGGCTTGAAGACTTTGGTACAAGAGTTAATTACTTGGAAGCCTGATACTAGAAACCCTACAGACTGCGTAATGGCACTGTGGTTTGCAGTCATTCGCATCCGCGAACTGATGCAAGCAGGGCACCGCGCTCAATCCTATCGACAGAATCGATGGGCTACACGCGGTCAGATGTCAAACAGAGTCACAGTAAATCTCAATGAGGTAGTCGCTGACCAGTGGTCAGAACAATACGGATAAGGAATAGCAATGGCATATAACCCAGACAATTATATAAATGGAGTTGACCAACGTGGCATTGCTGAACAACGCCGTGATGAAGATGCTGCCAAGAAAAAATTAGAAGCAGCGTATGCACGTCTTATGGCTGCACAAAAAAAGTCACAAGCAAGACAACTCGACAGAATTATGAGCGGGAGTGGCGGAGCAAATAACCCAAAGTCACCATCACCATCTGATATTTCAAATGGAAAACTCCGCAAGAAGAACAAATAATTTTTAATCAAACGTTAGGATAACGATGGCATTATCAGACAAGCAGGTGTTTGCGAGAGTTGAGTCTCTTCGCTACCTCAACGTAGAACGCGACCAGCGTAACCTTGACGTACTTGCAGTTCGTAGAGGAAAGATTGCTGAAGTTTATCCTGACTTCTTCCCAGAGGGCGTTGATTCAAACGTCGTTGCTAACTTCATTGACATTGTTGCACGTGACTTGTCAGAAGTTATGGCACCACTACCTGCAGTTAACTGCTCTGCAGCCAATGCAGTAAATGACCGTGCACGTAACTTCGCAGATAAGCGTACTCGTATCGCTTCAAATTATTTCGCACACGCTGACTTGGCTGTGCAGATGTACCAAGGTGCCGACTGGTACCTAACCTATGGTTTCCTCCCGTTCGTAATTGAACTGGATGAAGAAGCAAAACTGCCACGTATCCGCATAGAAAACCCAGTGGGTGCTTACCCAGAGTTTGACCGCTATGGACGTTGTGTGGCATTTGCAAAGCGATACTCAATGACGCTAGGCGAACTCGTATCTCAGTTCCCTGATTTTGAATTCCAGTTGCTCGGACGCCGAGGCTACGACCAGGATTTGACAGCCCAGGTTGAGATGATTCGTTACTACGACAAAGACCAATCAATCATCTACGTGCCAAACAAGCAGAACCTTATCTTGTCACAGGCAGCCAATCCAATTGGCAAGATGCACATTGTCGTTGCTCGTAAACCATCTATTGACAGCGAACTCCGTGGACAGTTTGACGACATCCTCGGTATTCAATTACTTCGTAATCGTTTTGCTTTACTTGCTATGGAAGCAGCAGAGAAGTCTGTACAGGCACCAATCGTATTGCCTACAGATGTTAACGAACTGCAACTTGGTGGAGATGCTGTTATCTACACATCTAACCCAGCAGGTGTACGCCGCGTAGAACTCAACGTTCCGCAGGGCGCATTCCAGCAATCACAACTACTCAACTCTGAACTACGTGTTGGTGCTCGTTATCCTGAGGGACGTACAGGAAACATTGACGCATCAATCGTTACAGGTCAAGGTGTACAGGCTCTTATGGGAGCCTTTGATACTCAGGTTAAATCTGCACAAGCAATCTTTGCCGCAGCACTACGTGATGTAATCAGCATCTGTTTTGAAGTAGATGAACTTATTTTCCCTGAAGAAAAAACAATTCGCGGAGTAGATTCGGGTTCACCTTATGAAATTACTT